AACCCAACTCCCACTGACCACTAAATAAAGCACCAAACCCCTCACTAAGAATAATTAAATTACCAAGTATAGGTATATTTTTAGCCTTCTTCAAAAAGACATCTTTCCACCATTTATTCATTGAATCATTCTTGCGATTCTGCATACCACCAGCCTTAATATCTGCTCCAATATTCAACATATCAAGCATTATACTTATACCCATAGCAGCAGGGGTCATATTCCATCCGGGTATCATCATATTAATACCATTGACTAAATCTATTAAACCACCAACCCAATCTTGATTAGCAAATCTTTTAAACATGGAATAAAAAGATATTCCTGATGAAACAAAAGGTATTCTCTTTAACAAACTCTTACCAAGGGTGCTCCATATACCCTTTCCACCAATTCCAACAGCAAATTTCCAAACACTTTGAACAGTTTGTGTTGAAAGCACTTTACCAAAAATCGTACCCTTCTCAACAATCTTTAATAATATATCTTGTACAAAGGTACTCAACATATTTGTAAATCCTGTAAAGAATTTAGTTATTCCTGTGAATTTACTAAAACCACTTAAAACAGATTTACCGAAATCAGCAATATGTCCAAAGATACCTTTTGTTGCAACCATTACACGTTCACCAACACTTACAAATTCCTTTTGAGCCATTATACTATAACCCTTTAAAAAAACGTTAAGTTTAAGACTTGCTGCATTTATCCCAAATTTTACAATACCAACGATACCTTTACCCATAGCAGGGAATACTGATGGATGTAATAATCCAGCTATAATAATATCATCAAAAAGCTTTTTAATAGGAAAGAAATTTGGACTGTTTATGATATCACCAATTTTCTTACGATGAATCCACGCCATTATACCACCAGCCACCAAACTAAGAGTAGCAATAGAACCAGCAACCAATATACCCTTTACAAGTTTCCACGCCATACCCAATATAGTATCATCCACACCAGCAGGTAATACAGCATCTTTAGTTTTATTTACCTTATCCTTATGAGTTTTTTCATCCCACTTAGTTAATTCATCCAACGATTTCCTTGAAAATCCAGCAATCTTAACTTCTTGTAAATCTTCAAAAACAGTATCCTTTTTCTTTATTTCTTTATTGGACACCATTTCATGATATTTCTTAAACCAAACTGGTTCACCTTTATTCTTCATTTCATCAGGTGTGTTCTTTAAGGATAATTTAGGACGTTCCTTTGTTTCTACCGTTGTAAATTTAGCCTCTGGATTTAAATTGGCTTCTTTAATATTCCCTTTACCCTCATCAAATGTAGCCATAGGCTTCTTAGAAGCTTTAAAATCTAAGAAAGAAAGATTCCAATCTTTGAACTTCTTAGTAATCTTCTCAAAATTCTTCGTTAAGTCATTAGATAAATTCTCAAGTTTAGTCGTACTGGCAGAGGTAACAATACTCTTATTGTCAATCTTCAAATCCTTGAAAAGCTTCTTAATCTCTTTATCAACAGTCTCCTTGATGTTTACAGGTTCTGATTTGACTTGAAAAGCATCTTTAAGTTTCTGTTCGTAGTCTGTAGATATGTCAGAAGAAGAAACACCTTTGAATACATCAGAGATTTTAGATGCAAGTTCCTGTACTAAGGCAGGATTTTGATAAAACATCTCAGAAATGTAATTAGAGATGTCTAATTGCCCATCACCAGTTAAAGTGATGTCAGGAGTGTCAAAAGTTAGATTAATTGTACCAGTACTCATGTAATTATTTATAATAAAAGGTATTTTTCTACTGGATTCTTATTGGTGAACCTATAGTTTGCGCTGGTTTACCTTCTGGTGGATTCTCTCGACTCTGTTCATCATCGTACATAGAAAGAAATACCTCACGTTCAGCAGGGGGTAAATTCTCTATGTATTGTGAATCAAAACCCACTTTATGCGTTAATACATAAATGTCTTGAAACACCTGAGATAAATTCGAATTAAACAGTGTTTTTAAGAGAGTGTAAAAAAACTTGCATCAATTTTCAACCTCTCTTCAATTACTTTTCCGTTAAGGTTGTATTTAAATAACAAGATTTGTTCAATTTCTTTATTAACTGTACCAATATAATCAATTACCTTCTTGATAACTAGTGATGGCAATTGTCCCAAAATCTGTATACGACTCTTTACATCGATGTTTTTAAGATCAATCTCAATAGTAGTACCAGCTTCAAGATCGTGAATATTAATAACCTTGATATATTTCACCAATTCATTAATAAACACATTACCAATAGTTTCACGTAATTCACTCTCATTATTGATGTCAATCTGGTTATTATTCTTACGTAATTGATTCTCAAGATTAAATTCATCAGAAATGGTTGGTAATGAGCATAGAACGTCGAAGATGCCCTTATCATCTGTAACCGTAATAGGTGCTATCTTAGCATGTTTAAGGGCTTCTACAGCCAAATTAGCTAGGTCTACGGTCAAAGTAACAGGAACTTCTTTTACCTCAGTAGTTTCCTCATCCTTTTTAACTTCTGGTTTAGGAATATTAAAAGTAATCTTAAAGTCATTTCCAATAGATTTTGAACGCATTACCAAAGAGATGATCAACTTATCCATGATTGTAAAATCACCAACATTAAGTTTTTCAATACAATTCTCTTCAATAATCTGTTTCAAAGCAAAAATAAACTCAGTATTGTATGCAGGAGAGTCAATAATAGCTTTCAAAAGACGTTTCTGTTGAGAAGTATTGATCTGACGGAACATTACATTTCTATCCAAAGAAGGGATAAAAATCTCATACGCAAAGCCCTCGTTTGCACGATTCATAAGCTTTAAAATATCATTTACATTACCTGTTTTTGTTTGTTCCATAAGAATACTCCTATAATTATTTAACAAGGTGGGTTAAATTGCAAGTGATTACTTACTTCTTAGTACATCATTAGCAGGAGTTGGAATGTATACAAATTTAATCGTTTTACTTGGTTCTGTAACTTTAGTAGGATTTGGTTTAACGTTTCCAACTTGTTCTTTACCAGTTAAATGATCATTAGAATCAGGATTTGGTAAAATATTCTGTAAATCATGTAAACCATCAGGTCTATCATTTTGATCGATTGATTTACCACCTACAATTATTTCACCATGTCTGACATCATTTATAGGTGGATTTGGTCTGACTATATATGATAACAACGCATTAGGTTTAATACCATTTATACCGATTGCATCCTTTGAATCAGTAAATACAGGTTTATAAGGAAGATTAGGATCAGAACCCACAGTACTTATATTAGGTGTATCGTTCTTTGGAGTTGCAATATTTGTGTTTGTATAAGAAGGATTACCCAATTCTCTACCAACACCATTTTGTACATGATGTGTAGCATCGTCATTTCTACCATTTGGATTAAGTTTTTCAAGAGTACTTGTAACAGCTACATTTAATCCTTCAATAGCAGTATTTAAAGGTTTTGTAACAGTTTGTTCACCCTTAACAATCCAACTCAAGGTAGTACCGTCCACAGCACCTAAAGTGTTATTAATAGCGGTTTGTACCATACCGATTGCTTGAGTTTCATAACCCTTTAATTTAGAATCTAACATAGCTGTGAATTTATCCATAATTCCTGCTTTATTTTTTGTTGGGCCTTTTATAACACCCGCAGGAGATAATGTAGTCTCAGTCAATCCATTCATAATAGCATCAGCATAATTAATAGTTCTTACCATATCAGTTTCATTATTAGTTCTAGTTAAAAATCTACCAGTTATGTCGCCTAATTGATTTTCAGTTCTCATTATACTTTCAAACAAAGTACCTTCACCATTTTTAATGGTATCCATAGTATAAGTTTTAAACCCAAATTTAACTGTACGTAATGTTGGTGATGTGTCTTGAGTATAATTATATTCCATGTTATCAACATCCATAGGAACACAATCAGAATACGTGAAAATTTTTCTTGGTACAAATCCATTACCTGTGGCTGTTTTTCCAAATCCACCTGTTCCCCCGTTACCACCAATTCTAGTTAATGCAATCATAGTGATATTTGCTTTTAATTTAGACTCTTTTAAACTTGCGTGTGATACAGCAACCATCCAAGGACGTAAAACATAATCTACAAATGAAGTATTATTTTCTAATATTTTAACATCTAAAGTATTAAACGGTGTTCTACCCATACCCACAACACCTTGTATATAACCAGTATTCGTTGTACCAACTCTATTTAAAGTTCCACTATCACCAACCACACTAACGCCTTGGGCTAATAATAAATGTTTACCATTAAAACTATACTTATTCATTTCCTTTAAATCATATATAAATAAACCCTTTTCATAGGCATTTAAAACTTTACTTACATTTGCACAAACGTCTTGAAAATCAATATCGATAAGCCATATATCATTTAATGATATACCACTAAATTTATTTAAAGTCGTCGTTAAAAATTGGTTATATAAATTGTAAAATGCTGGATTAAATGGTGTAATAGCAGATTTTAAATCCATATTTTGATTCTGATTTTGAGCACGTTGTTCATATTTTACCCAATCAGGGTTTACTTTAACAGGAACATTATTTGGAGTTTCTTGAAATTGCGGAAAAGAATCAAGACCACGATCTGCTTCCATATCAAGTATAGGAGTAAATCCAGTATCCTTGAATAAGTCATTTGGTGTATATTGAACTGGTGTTTCTTTTTTTAATAGATTAGCAATATTCAAATTCGCTGGTATGAGACTTCTAATTGTTGTTGACATAATACACCTTTAAAGTATTTATAAGAAAAGACAAAAAAACACCGTCAAGTTATAAACCTAACGGTGTTTTCAATAATCTTAATGATGAACTTAAACTTCGTTCCACCACTGATATGCCATCGTAGCATCAAATTCTCTTGGAGCACCAGCACCTTGAATGTCATAAGATACTTCACCCAACTTGACAATATAAATACCCTTGAGTTCGTATGTACGAATTGCTGCAAGATTCTTATCAAGTAACTGTACGGTAGCAGTTTCCACTGGCACACCATACTTACCACTTGAGGTGTTGACATCAAACAACTCGGTCATCCAGGCACTTAATTTTGAACGAATATTATTCGCTTCATCTGAGTGGAATTTAACAGCCCATCCATCTGATCCTGTATACTTGACAGAACCTGGTACGTTAAATTGTAAACCCATATAATTCACAGCCTGATTGGTGATTTCTTTTCCGGGTAAAGTAGCGGTCTTAATATAGACCATATCATCAGTTCCAAGTGGCCCTAATGTTACCACACGAAATTGAAAGTCTCTAGCGAATTCACGCTGTTGAGCGATGTCATAGAATTTTTGGATGCCAAGTTCTGCCATAATTTTTCTCCTTATAAAGTGTTTCTTATAATTATTTAGTATTTTGTCCGTCAATTCTATCGCTTTTTAAAATATTTTCTAATTGCCATAAAGGTTGAAGATTGGTATAATGAAAGCATTTCTTTTGTTGTTCTGGATCACTTAAATCGAATGATGCACATGGTATAATGTGATCCATATTCCATTTATCTATACCAAAACCATAATTATCCCAATTCATACCATTATTGAACTGTTGTTCTAAATGTAATTTTAATTGTTCCATAGTACAACCTAATAAGTCTAAAGTTTTCTTACACTTATTTTTACCCTTTAAAACATGATGTAATCGTCTACGAAGATTACAAATTAATTTAAAATTTATATCATTAACTCTACGTTGTTTTTGTTTTAAATAAATCTCAGATTTATGATTTTCATAATATTTTTTAGTGAGTTTACTATGATGAGCTTTATTTTGCTGATACCATTCATCTCTATATTTTTCGTAATACTCACTGTGTTCTGTATAATATTTCTTACGATTAATATCCATATGTTCTTTATTATCTTGATAATATTTCTGATTTTTAATCTTTAATCGTTCTTCGTGTTTTAATCTATAAGCTTCAATATTTGGTTTATTATTTTTATCGTGACATTCTTTACAGATAGTTCTATACTTATTCTGATCTTTTCTAAAATAAAATTCTGTAGTATCTTTTTCTAATTTACATCGTTTACATATTTGTTTCATAAAATTTATTTATACCTTTCAAGTTACGAAAAAGACGAGCTTTTACACTCGTCTTTCTCTTTTTATTAACCAGCCAATTCCTTAAAGTTAGCATCAGTACGAGTTGCATAGAAAGTACAGATGATGAACTCAGCAGTTCTAACAGGCTTCAAGTAAATATCCACAGCCAATTCATTGTTATCAATTGTTTGTGGGGTGTTATTCTTTTCAGAACAGATTAACAAGTAATCATAAACACCTTCATTATTCTTAGCCAAGTCGAATAAAGGCTTCAATGTGTTGATAACTCTAGTACGTGTAAACACAGTATTAGGTTCAGCAACGAAATATCTCATTGTCTTCATTGTAGCACGTTCCAAAGTCAAGAACAATCTACGTACATTGATTCTGTCAAAGGCAGAAGGCTTAGTTTGAAGAGTCTTTTGACCCCAAACTGTAATGCCATCACCAGTGAAGAACACTACAGGATTGATACCAATCTTATAGATAGCGTCCTGTTGTTTTTGATTTGTACGAACAGCAATGTTTGTAACACTTCTTACGATACCGTTGTTCAAGCCCATAGGAGCAGCCCAAGGATACAATAAAGAATCTAACTTAGCCATAATTGCGGCTTGATATCCTGAGAATGGCATCCAGATATACTTCTTAGCAGAGGCATCATAAATCTGTACCCAATTTGCATAAGCACAAGAATAACTAGAATTTGCACCATTATAAAGATTCTTCAATGGTGTCATAACATGTTGAGGGAAGTTACGACTCTTGCTATCCAATGTCTTACTATTCTGACCTTGTACGAAAATACCACGAACAGGATCGGAAATATGAAGACAATCTTTACGAGTATCTTGACAGAACGTATTGAATATGTTATATACCGTTCTATGAGCAGAGGCAAAAGGTCCAAGATTACCATCAGTTGAGTTGCCTAAATCACCCATGATATCAACAGTATTTCTAGCATCATCGAATACCATATCACCCGGAGGAGTAGCATCATATGTGTATGTCCAAATTGTGCTTAAACCACCATCAAGTACAAGGTCGATATCCATATCAAGAACACTATCAACAAGCAATAATGCTCTATCAAGTTTCTTAGGAATATCACCCGTATAAGTAGCAACACTATCGGTCTTCTTACATGGTTTGTAATTACCAAGAGGATTCAAAACCTTATCTGCATCAGTATTAATAACTTCCTTAACATTACCAATTTCAGCAATATTAGGGTTTACATACATATTAAGATATGTAGAATCAGTCTTAACTTTATCAGCAATATAGAAACTCTGAGTTGTCTTTGTAACTGCATCTGTACGAAGATCAGTAGCCATTAAACCACCAGCAAAACGTTCAACTGGTGTGAAATAAAGCTTGTTAGGATCATCAGCATATACTGATGTTCTCAAACGGAATACATAAACAATAAGAGAGTCATCGAATGTTGGATCACTAAAATCATAAGGGAAAGCAGTTTCAACAACTTGAGAAATGCTTCCGTTAGAATTAGAATCGCCAGTTAAGGTAAATCCAAGAACTGATGAAGCAAGAGGTGAAAGAACCGTGGTATTACTCTTAAAGGTGTTTACACCAAGAATTGAGTTATAACCACTAAGAATGTTATCCTTCATGGTTGAGTTATCAGCTACAACAACATAGTAACCCTCTTGTTTCTCGTCAATTGTGGTCTTACCCTTATTAACGATAATCATACCAGCGTTACCAATATTACCAATACCTGTTACAGCCTGTCCAGCAGTAGCGTTCCAAGTAATATTATTAACTTGTAAATCTTCGTATTGTGATTCGGTTAAAGGAATAACTGTAGGAGCACCAATCTCAAGTGAGGTTGTTGTCTGGAACATTGTTTCATTACTATAAGTGTAATTATACGTAGCAAAAATCTTATTTGCAGAAATAGATACATTTGAAGTAAGTGTCCAAGCACCTGTACTACCAATAACTGATGAGCTTAATGATGTAAATTCTGGAGCATAACTACCAACTGCACTACCAATATAAAATGAAGGTGTAGGTACACCATTTACAGATAATTTATTAATATCTGCAATAAATGTTGGCAAAAATCCAGCAAAAGCCACATTAGCAGATGTTGCAGAACTTGAAGTAAATACTAGTTCATCTGTTACTGTAGCGGTAAGAACTGGCGTTAAACCTGTCTTAGCCATAGAATAGCAAAGAGCAGTATACTCACCATCGAATCCAACACCAGTACCAGAACCATAAGGTAAACGGGTCGTATACAATGTTGCAGGTGAATTCAAAATTTCTGCGGCTGCATTATAAAAATAACGTTCAGCAGGATTAGTAGGACCAGCATCAGGTCCACCGAAATAAATGTTGTCTAAATCTTCCTTAGAAGAGATTAACAATAATTCGTTTGTTGGGCCTTGACTTGCAAAACCGTGTAATAACACCTTAGTTCCAACTGGTGTATTAACTCTCAAACTTAAATCAATTTCTTTAATTTCAACTCCCGGGCTGTCTATGGTTCTCATATTTTGTTTTCTCCTTATTTATAAAATCAGTAAAGTTTTACTAAAACTCATTCTTTTCAATTATTTAGTTTTTTTAAAACCGAATCCTTTGTTTTTCTTCAAATTATCTTTCCACCATAAAGGTTGAAGATTTGTGTACCAAAAGGCAATTTTAACTTGTTCGGGATCAGATAAGTCAAATACACGTAATGGTTGAATATGGTCAAAATGCCAACCAAACTTGCCATGATTTTCCCATGTCATACCATCTTTAAACTGGTTTTCTATATATTCTTTTAATTTTAATGGTGTGCAACCTAAATAATCTAAAGTTTTACGATCTTTAATATATTTATTACGTTTTAATACTTGTCTAATACGACTACGTTGACTACCAATACATTTCTGAATTGGATCAGTATTTCTTCGTAATTTATTTAATTCACGACGTTTTTCTCTATTTTTTCTCTAGACTTCCTCTTTAATTCATTAACATGATCAGGCATTTCTTCACGACGGGTTCTTGCATACTCAGATTTTTCTTGTATATGATTTAAATAATATTGTTTATTATACACATTACGATGATTATTATCATTTAATCTAGCATTATTATCACACCAATATCTGATTAACGCTTTACTTACATTAAGTATATTACCAATTTCACCATAAGATTTACCTTCTTCTCTTAGAGTTTTTGCTAATATCTTTTCTTCATTTGTATGTATTATTTTCATGTTGGTGGATCAACTAAACTCACCTGCACCTGACCATAAGCAAAATCAAACGAACAAGGGATATCTTCACTACTTTGATAATCGTAATCAAATCCACCTAATTGCGTAATAAATGCATGTTTATAATCAAATTTAATTATATTCACATTATATTCATCTTTAGCATACAATGTCATAGTTGTTTGATATGCATCGTATGGTTTTTGCATTTTAATTTCTTTATAGCGTATTGGATTATTTTTCGAGTCTTTTCTCATAGCATCAATAACTTTTTGTGGATCATTATCAAATTCTGCAAATCTAGGGTCCATACCACTTGTATCAGGATTATTTAAAATGTATAACCACTTCCAGAGGTAAAAATAGTTATTATAACGGTTATCAATTGTAAATTTAACCTTTGTTGTAGGATATCTAGAACGTGTTTGACTAGTAATATGCATAGTTTGTCCCATAAAACTCATGGGAATTTCACTAATAGTGTGTGTAGGTAGATTTATACTAGCTACAGAATATTGCATACTATCTTGATTTAAAAAATCTTTACCACGTTCACAACGAGTTAATTCATTTAATAAAATTGGTGGTGTTGTAATAATTAAAATAAATTTATCAATTTTTGACTTATTGAGTACTGTTTGTGGTGTATTTTCTAACATGATCCATTTCCTTTGAAGTATTTAGCTAAATAATTAGAAATAACAATGAAAACATTCAAACAATTTATTTTAGAATCAGAAGCAGATGTAAATGAGCGTTGGTTAGAACTTCGTAGCGAAGAATTAGCGAATATTATTGGAGAATTTAGACACAGAAAACCAAATACAACACAAGGTTGGACAGTTGTACCAGCAGCCAGATTGATTAAAATTTGGAATGATTATGCCAAAACAGGGGTAATTCGTGATACTAGAGGTTTAGATGTAATCGTAGATAGAATGATTAGAAATACAATAAGATTGAGTATAAATACAGAATTATTAGGACATACCCAAAACGAACCAAAATATCTATTTGATGAATATGATGATGAACACCCCATGACACCAGAAGAAGATGAAGCTTTAGGTGATTTTATTGTAGATCAAAATGGTGCTTGGAGATTAAGTGATTATGGTTTACCAAAATTAGGGAAAATTTTATTTTCACTTATGTCAGCTACAGGTGATGTTGAGAAATTGTTATTGGTAGATCAGATGCTTAATGTTGTCCACGCTAGATCAGATTTAGCTGGTATGTTTGTAGAGGGTGGACAAAAAACCTTGAATAAATTAGCGAGTTAATATGAAAACATTCAAACAATTTATGCTAGAGAGTCAGAATCTATCTGATGAACTATTCCATATGAGAACTCGTTGGAAAGAAATGGGCGTAGATGTCTATATCCATGCAAGAACAGATGAATTAAATTTATCAACTATTAAGGTAGATAAAGATAAACGTGGACAAGGACTTGGAACTACGGTTATGAAGGAAATATTGGATTTTGCACAAAAACATAACTTGAGAGTAACTTTAACACCTTCAAAAGATTTGGGTGCAACATCTGTAGGAAGATTAGTTAAATTTTATCGAAGTTTTGGGTTTGTACCTAATAAAGGAAGAAATAAAGATTATCGTATAAGTGATACTATGATTTGGACACCAAAAGGGATAAATAATTAATATGAAAACTGACATGAGACAAAACGAATTTTACAAGAATTATAAAGAAGTAATTGAAGAAGACTGGAAATCAACTTTAGGTAAAGGTCTTGCAATGGGCGCAATAGGAGCATCAACGGCTTTAGGTGGAATGTCTGCACCGCATACTAAAGAAGTAAATAGAAAAGAACTCAGCATCATTGATAATCAAATAAAACAAAAAATTGATAACCTTATACAGGCTATTGCACAACAAGAATCAGGGCATTTAAATAACCCTAATTATGCCGTTGGTGATAATGGTAGAGCATTTGGAAAATATCAAATACATGTGGAAGTAATTAAAGATGTTAATAAAGTATTTAAAACTAATTATAAACATAAAGATATGTTTGATCCATATAAAGCAGAAAAGGTTTTAAAATTATATCTAGAACATTATGGTAGAATATTCGTAAAAAAACACAAAAGACTTCCTACAAATAAAGAACTTGCAGCAATATGGAATGGTGGACCTAATGGATATAAGAAAAGTAAAGCAAGAATTTATGCAGATAAAGTATTGAAGTTTTTAAATGTATAATAGGTTACAAACTTTTTAAGGGATTAGACTAAAT